CTTTTTTTGTACGCTACGCCCGCCGCGTCTAGGCGCGTACGAAAGGAGGTGAAACTATGAAGTTTAGATCTGCCTATGATCTCGTAGAAGATCATGATCATTGCGGCATTGAATTTACTATGCCGTCTCTTGCTGTTCAAGATGAAAAAGAAGAATCTGATATTAACTATATTGTTAATAAATACGCAGACGGCCAGAAAGGCGTATTCACTTTAGATCTTGGCGACAGTTCGCAATATGCATTCCTTCAGTTTGGAGATGCAACGCTTCCTGGTGACTACAGCACAGCGTTAGAGCTTGTGTCTGGAGTTCGTGAAGAATTCTACAGTTTACCCGCAAAAGTTCGAGCAAAATTTGATCACGATCCTATGAATTTCATTGACCAATTGAATAATCCTGCAACGCTCGAATATCTCCAACAACAAGGTCTGTTTGGTAACAAATATACCTTTGATAAACCACAACAGTCCGTAAATAGTGAACAAACACAAGAAAAAAGTAACACTTTAGAACAAAATAATAAAGAAACACAAAAATAGGCGGCACCGAGCCAGTTACTTACTTGATGTAACTGGCGTAGGTGACGCAAAAATAAACTAAAACCTAAGAATGATTTGCTTTAGGATAATTCTTAGGTTTACACTTCAAAGAAGGTGAAAATTTGGCTCGCAAAATTAGAGTTCGAGGACATCGCTTTAGTGATGCTCCCGCAATGTATATGCGAAGGACAAAATTCGACCGCTCGCATGTCTATAAAACAACTTTTGATGCTGGTAAGCTTATTCCTGTATTTGTTGACGAGGTTTTGCCTGGCGATACTACTAGGATGTCTGTTAATTATTTTGCTCGTCTGGCTACTCCTGTTAAGCCTATCATGGATAATATTTATCTGGATTGGTTTTTCTTCTTTGTTCCTAATCGTCTCGTTTGGGAACATTGGCAGAATTTCTGCTTTGAACAAGAAGATCCTGACGATAGTACTGATTATGTCATTCCTACTTGTACTGCTGAAGCTAACCGTGATAATAACTATGTTGGTTCTCTTTGGGATTATTTCGGTTTGCCTGTTAATACTACTAATGACATCCATGGCGTTAGCGCTCTTCCATTCCGCGCTGTTTACCTTATCTATAATGAATGGTTTAGAGACGAGAATCTTCAAAAATCTGTAAAAATCCAAAAAGGTGATCTCAATGAGGTTTTGGACTCTTCCCGTGCTTCCGAACAGCCTTCTTGGGTATTTTCTTCTGGTACTACTATAGTTTCAGGCCATGCCTGTCCTCCTCGCGGTAAGCGTCATGATTACTTTACTTCTGCTCTTCCGTGGACACAGAAGGGACCCGGTGTATCTATAGGCCTTGCCGGTACTGCTTCTCTAGTTGATCCTTCGCCTGTTTCAGGCTATTTCGTTCAGCAAGATGATACTAATTTAGGTGCTGCTCAGTTTGGTGAAGACCGTGGCGTTTATAGTGTATATACTGGAAGCGGTTCTTTAACTTATCAAGGAGGATATAGTGTTTCTATAGCCGGTCACTCTGTTAACAATTCTGGCTTGGCTACTGTTACTGCTACGCCCGGTTCTTCATGGCTCTCTAATTCTACTTATGCTGATTTAGATTCTTCTAGTATCTTCACCATCAACAGCTTGCGTACTGCCTTCCAAATGCAGAAGTTCTATGAACGCCTTGCCCGCGGTGGTAGTCGGTATACAGAAGTGCTTCGCTCTTTCTTTGGCGTAGTTTCTCCTGATGCTCGTCTTCAGCGTCCTGAATTTTTAGGTTCGTTCACAAAAATGGTTATGGTAAATCCAATAGCTCAGACTTCAGCAACCGACAATACCTCCCCGCAAGGTAATCTTTCTGCTTATGGCGTTACTGCATCTAAATTCCATGGTTTTACAAAATCTTTCGTTGAGCATGGCTATATTATAGGCTTTGTTTCTGCCCGCGCTGATTTAACTTATCAGCAAGGTATAAATAAAATGTTTCTTCGTTCTACTGTTTACGATTTCTACTGGCCTACATTTGCTCATCTCGGCGAACAGGCTATTGAACTTCGTGAGATCTATACTCAAGGGACTAGCGATGATACTACTGTTTTTGGTTATCAGGAACGTTATGCCGAATATCGCTATAAACCTTCTCTTATCACGGGTAAATTTCGCAGCTCTGTAATTGATGGTACTTTGGATAAATGGCATCTTTCGCAGTATTTCAAAAATGCGCCTACTCTTAACGAAGAATTTATCGTTGAAAATCCGCCTATTGAGCGTATTATCGCTGTTCCCAGTGAACCTCAATTTTTACTTGACATAGGATTCCACTATATAACTATACGCCCGATGCCTATGTTTGGTACACCCGGTCTTGTTGATCATTTCTAAGGAGCTGGTTTTATGTCATGGCTTTCTAATACTTTAGGCAGTGTCGCTGGTTCTGTTCTTGGATCTGTAGTTCAAAATCATTACAATTCTGCTAATGCCGCACAGGCTAACGCGTGGAATGTTGAAAACTACAAGCATCGTTATCAATGGGCTGTTGAAGATATGCGCAAAGCTGGCCTTAATCCTATTCTTGCCGCGACTAATGGTATAGGAGGCTCTATTTCTGGAGCTTCAGCCGCTTCTGTAGGTATGAGCGACATAGGTTCTACTATGAACTCTGCTAAAGCCGCTAGTGCCGCTGAAAGGCAGGCTAAGAATGCCGAGCATCTTGCAATATCTCAAATTGATAAAAACGTCGCAGAAGCCGATTCTACGCGTCAGGCTACTCATGGAATAGTTATTGATAACGGCATTAAGGCTAATAATTTAAATTTTGCCGAGCAGACCTATGAAAAGCGTCTTGGTTACGAGCTTCAGCGCATGGACCAGGAACTGCAGAACTTAAGGCTTCAGGGATCTTATCTTTCTTCAGGTATACTTTCTAATTTAGCTTCAGCTAATCAGTCTAATTCTGCCGCTGCTTTTTCTGCTCAAAATACTCGTCTCTCAAGGCAGGAAGCTGATTTCTATGATTCTTTAGGCGTTGGTAATTCAGGCCTTGGTCACATTCTTCGTGGTATTGGTTATTTATTTAAATAAAGGAGTGTTAATATGTCTAACAAAACTACTATGATTCTTACCTTTATCGTTTCTGTTGTCGTTCCTTTTATTCAAGAGGTTGTTGACCTAATCGAAGCTTTAAAAGGTAAAGCTTCTTCGAATACTGTTACTGCTAGAAAGGTTGCTTCGGACTTTCAAAACGATGTTGCGCAACTTGTTGAGCCAGTTTCTAATAAGAATGATTCTAAAAAAACTAGCCGTTTTTTCGGTTCTTGGAGGGATGCTAAATGAGAAGGCGTCGTTTATCTAAACGAGGTTCTCGCCGTCTTTTTCGGCGTACCTCCAGATCTCGTCGTAGAAATTTTAAAAGAGTAGGACGAGGTGGATTTAGGATTTGACATTCTGACTTAATCCTGATACAATCGGTACAGGTGATTAATATGGTTTGTTATAATCCTATTCTTATGTATCCGATCGAAGGAGCTTTGACTAAAAATGGAAAGCAACACTATGCCTATTACGGAAGTCTTAGCTCTCATCCTGATCTTGCTGGCGATAGTCGTTTTATTCGCTGTTCTTGTAAACAATGTATTGGTTGTCGTCTCGAAAATAGCCGACAATGGGCTGTGCGTGCTGTTCATGAGGCTCGTTCTTCTAGCTCTGCTTATTTCGTTACTTGTACTTTTGATGATTATCATTTGCCATCTGATAAAAGTTTAAGTAAGAAATTTCATCAAACGTTTATGAAAAATCTTCGCCGTGAGTATGGCAATGGTATTCGCTTCCTCGGTTGTGGTGAATATGGTGATCTTCATGGTCGTCCCCATTATCATTATATTTTGTTTAATATTAATTTTGATGACAAAATTTTTCGGTTCCGTACAGACTGTTATAATACTTATACTTCTGCTCGCTTTGCCAAGATATGGAAATATGGTATGCATCTTATTGGTGACTTTAGCTTTGATGCTGCTGCTTACGTCGCTCGCTATATAGTCAAAAAGCAGACTGGTAAAGATGCTTCTGCTCACTATAAGGGTCGCATCCCTGAATTCATGGTTGCGTCTAATCGCCCTGGTATTGGTGCAAAATGGCTTGTAGAGCATGGTGAAGAATGTTATTCTAACGATTATGTTGTCATCAATGGCAAAAAGATTCGTCCGCCTCGTTATTACGATAAAAAATTCGATGAAACTCATCCTCATTGGATGGAGTTTATTCGAAACAACCGTATTGAGAAGATGCTTCATAATTTGGAAAACAATACTTTTGATCGCTTGGTTGATCGTTGCCGTGTCCAGGAAGCTAAATATAAACATTTTCTTGGTAGAAAACTTGACAAGGTATTATGACTGTGTTATCATTAGGTCAGAAAGGAGGTGTTTTTTATAGAAAGATTTCAATCTGAGCTTGACGCTCTTAGATCTTACTGTAAGTATAAAGGCATATCCTTTGATTTTATATTTAGAGGTTCTAAATATGCCGCTTACAGGATTAAACCTGATAACTGTAATGTTATTCGTATTGATAATGATTATTTTGTTTTGCCTAATACTACGCATCTTATGATCCGTAGATTTTTGGTTGCTTTAAGGAAAGGAGATTTAGATAATGAGACTTTATTCCATTTATGATGATAAGGCAGAACAATTTAGCCCTCCGCAGGTTTACCACAATGATATGCTTGCTCTTCGTGCTTTTCAAGGTATAGTGAACGATGATAAAATGCTTATTAAAAAGTATCCTGAAGATTTTAGTCTTTATTATGTCGGTAACATTGGCGATTCTGATGGCCGTTATTATATTGAACATATTGACGAAGCCTGCATTCCTAAAATGGTTGGTCGCGCCATAGATTATTTGGAAAATCTTGACTCTGTACCTAAAGAGTGATAATCTAACAAAGAGCGTATCAGAAAAAGGACGATCTCGAAAGAGATCGCCCTTTTTTTGTACGCTACGCCCGCCGCGTCTAGGCGCGTACGAAAGGAGGTGAAACTATGAAGTTTAGATCTGCCTATGATCTCGTAGAAGATCATGATC